ATACTAACAGTTCTTCTGGTAGTAATAGTGGATCTGTAGCCTTACCTTGTGTGCCATCAACACCAGCACCAGTTTGTAAGCTTGGATCAGCTTCTAGTTGCTTCTGTATGAATGGTGCCAAGTGTGGCCCATAGTTTGGTAATTGTTCTGCTGTTGGGAATCTACCTGTCCATACACGGATCGTATAACCACGACCGGGTAATGTATTATAGATCGAGTCATTTGTTTGGGGAGTACCCAAGTATACGATACGACCTTTCTGACAGATAGAGGTAAAATCCTTTGACAGATGTATTAGGTTTTGTCGTTGTGTTTCAGTCAAACCATTCTTAGATGATTCGATATCATCAGGTATAAGTAAGTCTGCACGACGACCCTGCATGTTAGCGGTAATACCGATACACGCAATAGATGGAGATTTCTCTGCACCCTTTAGTTGCCAGTGAACATCAAATGCTTTTGCAGATGATCTGTCACCATGTTGTCGATCTGGACGCATACATTCAAGTATGTCCCAGTTCATAATAATCTGGATAACCCAGTTAGCAATTTCCATTGCAACATCACTACCGGCTGATATGATCAGTACGCGGTACTTTGGGTTATGTATTAGACACCATACAGCGAATATAGCAACGATAGTACTCTTAGCTTGTGAGCGTTGAGCCTGTATCATCATATAACGTAATGGTTCCATGTCGCCATCAATGATAGCTTGTCTGTGTGCTTCTGTTACAGCATCACCGAATTGTAAGAACTCAGCAATGTCTAACTGAAGTGGTGAGCAATTGAAGCCCATCAATTCAACCATACAGTCATACACAAAGTCTGTGAAATGAGTGTAGTGGTTTTGTAGGGCTTCTAACTCTGACCACCGGAGTACAGCTTGTTGCTGGACTTCTGGTAGAGCATTTAAGTTCTTCTTAATTGCCTCCCATTCGGCGGCATGATCAATGTCTTCTTGACACTCCTCGACATCCCAATCGACATCGTGGAGTGTATCTAATAAGATTTCATCAACCTCGGCCTTTTTATCAAAGTCCATAATAGTCTCCGTTTGTTGGTTATGGTATTTCTACATCACCCTCTGTTATATGAAAGTCTAAGTTGAGACCGTTATTAGCTATAACGTGAGTACCTACTGCTGCATCACTGTTACGATAATCATTAGAGGCTTCTGCCCAAGTCATGACTATATCACCATAACCTTCTAGGTTCATAGTGAGCGTTTGTTTATTATTCCAAGATACCCTTGTAGTTGAACTACCGGGTGAACGTAGTATGAACAGACCAGAAGTGTTATTCCAGAATAATGAAACGATCCTAGAGTCAGGCCAAGTGGTAGGAGTTATCGTACCATAGTTACCTTCAACATAACCATATGCATTAGAACCATTGAATCCAATATTCCAATCATAGGTGGTTATACCTAGTTCGTTTATCCATAACGCTACCGCATCTGTCCAGTCTTGTCCTTGAGCAGCTAGCTCAAGTAGATTACGACCAACTACGTATGCACGTATCTCGTCACCAGTTGTAGGTGTAGTTGTTGTAGCACCCATCAATACTTCATTAGCGTATAACGAAACTTCATAACTGTGTCCTTGCTGTTGTTGTAACAACCAAGCTGCTACTTGTTCACGTACAGCTACGTCAATTGCTGATGTTGCACTAGATAACTGAGTCTCCCTACCAGCTGTTTTTGGTATCGGGTCATAGTATGGGAAAGTTGCCATTATATTTACCTCAAGTTATGGCACATCATTAACTATATCTGCTACCGTCATATTGGTCATAGTTAAATCTGTATTGTTGATGTTATCAGTTATAGTGGGGAAAGTATCACCGTCACCACAGCGCCACCAGTTTACAGGCGGTGTTGTAAGTGTCGATAGATCAAACGGTACTCCACTATTGTATATATCGGTTATATCACCGGATACATCTGAATCAAATACAGCCAGTTCGTCTACCTTACAATTATTACGTAGATTTTGTCCACTATTCCAACGACCTACTCTAAAGTTATCGTCAGGTATAGCGCCAGTAAAACCAAAATTGTTGTGTGAGTTGGTAGTAGTTTCCTGTATCCCATCAATAAACAATTTAAATCTGCTGTAGTAATCTGATAGACTCCCACTAGCAGCACCAGTTGTCCCACCGTCATATGTTATTAATATATGGTGCCATTGACCTACAGTAATTGCGTTATTCTGTGATCTTAGCTCTAACCTATTATTATTTGAACCATACCGTAGAATTAACCGTTTAGCACCACTTGTACCATCAAATTTAAACTGCATGTACCCGTTATTTGCTACATCTTGAGCACCGAAGTATACAATAGTCTGGTTAGAGTTACTTGCTGTACCCGGTTTGAAGTATAGACTTATACCCCAAGCGTCTGCACTGCCACTACCATTACCAGTTCTACCCAATACTGAAGTTAATTCACTTGTATCTGCTGCATCTAGGTAATCATTATTATTGAAGTTTAGGCTCTTAGTATTTGCATATGGTGGGTTTGCTACCGTTAATACTATAGTTTCCGAATCTTCACCATTATAATTTATAGCCTTTACCGGAATGTTATATGTACCTGCAGCTATACTAGATCCACCTATAAGCTTCCTAGCATTACCATCTACAGTAGTTAACCCACTGACTCCTGACAGATCCCATTCGTAACCAACACCATAGTCTGCTGTAAGTTCGTAATTTATTGTAGATCCCTCAACACTAGATATAGTTAATGGGCTTGTTATATTAGGTAACTCAGTACCTGATGTACCTGATGAAGTAAATATTGCGTTTAGTTGATCACATATTTCGGTAGGTGTACCCGTATATGGGTTGTCATTCTCGTCTATGAAATCACTGTGACTAACTTCACTTACAATCTCAACTTGTCTCGCTAAGTCACTTATAGTTACGTTAGTCGATACAACACTAGCTTGTAGGCTGTTTAAGAATTGCGCGCCGTTAGCATCCTCGATAAAGATTGAGTTAGCCGCTGTATCTCTGTAAATTTTAATACTCATTAGCGCACATCCCTCCTCATTAATTGAATTACACTACCGGCGTTATTTAATGTGCCATTACCGCTCAATTTTACTTCCAGTTTTATTGGGTTATCTTTTGTGTTCAAATCACCCATATATATTAGATCAGGTTCTAGTGAGAATCGGTACGGTATACCACTACCAGCATCTAACCGACCTAGTATTGTTTCTAGTGTATATACACCACCACCAGTACCCAGACTATATCTAAACATCAATAGAGTGTTATTGGTCTGCGGCGTTATTGTAAAGTCATTCCTAATCAATACAGTGTCACCTAATACTAATTCAGATACGTCAATCGATCCGTCAGACACATCCATAAACTCTGTTACATTAGATGGCTTATACGTTTTATTTGTAAAGGCACCTAGACCGTCATTCGGTATTTGTGTCCATGTGTCGGCAGTAAGGCTAATGTCACCAGTTGTGTCGTTATAATCTATAAATCCGCCTGCACTTTCACTTACTAGGTTTTGTTGTATATTCGTTCCAGCATAAGGAGGCATCACACAGTCTCCTGCATATCACTCAAGAATATAAAACTACCTGTAGTTGTTACTGTAAATTCAGACATTGGTACTCGTAACGGTTCATAGAAGCCACCTGTGTATATAGGTAATGCTCCGTTACCGTTACCGAAACTTACTGTTGCGTCTGCATCTACTGCGTATAGCATAAAGTACTGTCTACGATCCGTGAATGCGAATGTGGTTGTACCTGTATAGATATTAGACTCTAAGTTTGTTATTGCCATATCAGTTCTCCTGAGCCTTAGCAGCCTCATCTATTGGAGAGACCGACGCTAAAGTAGCTCGGCCTTTCTTGGTTTTGTTACTAAGTAGTTCGTCAAGTCTACCAAGGTTGGTATCATCTTCAACACTACATGTTATGTTGTTGTCTTTAAGGAACTTAGCAGCTACAGCTAACATTGCCGGTGATGCTGTGGAGATATCATGCTCCACGCCATCCTCGTCTGTAAACTGAGCACGGGCCTCAACCTGTTCTACTAGAACTGCGGCTAAGACCTCGTGTAATGCGTTTAAGTTACTGTCATCTATCTTACTCACATAGATCTCCTGTTATCACGATAGTGTAGCGATACTTGCACCATCTGTTATAGCGGTTGGTAATGATATGGAACCACGGTAGTCTGTACCGTTACGCCACACATAAGTATCTAAGCCTTGTTGCGTCAATGTACCGTCAAAAGTGTCATTAACGCCTGTTGCTGTAGTTAAACTATCTACAATCAAATAAGCACTTGACCCTGTACTCCTTACAAACTCAGTAGCACCTACTGATACTTTCTCATTGGCTACGCCAAATCTCAAGAAGCCATTAGCTGCATTGTTATAATAAAAGTTTGTCGGGGGATTTGCGCCTTCCACATCTGCTGTAACAGTATCTATTTTTATTGTTTGGTTATTGTTAACATTACAAAAAGTAAGATATTGTGAAGCAACATTAGAAGTACCCACATTTTCAGTGTAGATTGAGACTATATTTACTTGCTT